TATGAGCCGTCAGCGGGGAGAGTTCCAACATCCGAATATCCTCCGTGAAGTGCAGCGCGTCGGGATGATTGGCGGCATGAGAGGCAATCGCATTTGCATCATGGTTTACGCATCCGATGACCTTTGCACATTGCCGTCCCTCATATCGGGCGTTTTCAACGCCGGTAGAGGTTCCACCTGCTCCGCAAAATAAGTCGATGTATAGCAGTTTCATATCGCCTTATCTTTTGGTTTCGCATTCATTCCATCGACGCGCGATCTCTTCACCGAGTTTTGTAGCGTCGGGTAATGTCTCTTTGAAGTCGCGGTACAAATCACGGCTGAATAACTTTATTTGGCCGATAGGGATATTCCAGCCGCAGTCAGGGTCTTTGATGCAGAGATCAACCCGTCCGTGATTATCATCCGGTATGCAGAGTAGTTTTACCCGTTGGGTATCGAAACTACCCTCGACGAACTGAAATTTTGGTTTGATCTCCATGACTATTCCTCCTCGATTCCCTCTTCAATTTCAAACTGCGCCAATGCCTGTTGGCAGTCGAAGCAGAAAAAGTCATTGAGTTTATCATAGATTGATTCGGGGATTTCATCTTCTTCTTCAAAGTTCCCCTCGACGCACTCCGCGCCACCCTTTTCTGCGATATATCGTTCGGAGTAGGTTTTGCCGTTGATCGTTACATCGGTTTTCCAACCGTCAGCGGTGATTTCGATATTGATTTTA